CAGCCCGTAGGTCGCGGCGCCGGTCGCCGCCGAGCGGAGCACCTGCCCCGAGACCGGCGTCGACGATCCCGTCCCGAGCTTGGCCTCCATCGCCATCAGCAGGGTGTGGATCCGGTTGACGACCAGGTCGAGCTCGAAGCCCGGGTCGTCCGTCTCCTGGGTCGGGGCCACCGTCGCGAACGAATCGAGCGATCCTGGCCAGTTGAGCGGTAAGGACATCGGTCATCCTCCTCGTTACGATCCCCATTTCGCCCACTGGTTCGACGGATCGTAGTCCGAGCCGCCCCACAGGCTCACCCCGCCGTCCCAGACGTAGCCGAAGAAGGCGTCGCACTTCTCGCACGCCCACGTCCCGCTGACGTGCCCGGCCGGGCCGATGCTGAGCTGTTTCGACTCGATCCAGACGTCCGCCTGCAGCCCGGTATTCCGCTCGCGGATGCTGATCCGGTCCGACACCTCGCGCCTGACCAGCTGCTCGAAGTGGTCGTGGTCGCCGCCGTAGACCGAGAGCGTCACCTGGGGCCGCTGGACCTGGTAGCGGCTCGCCCACGAGTTGCAGACGGCCTCGGCCATCGGCACGTCCACCTCCGGCCAGCCGGCCACGTCGAGCGTCTGCACGCCTCGGTAGGCCGAGTCCGACGACGTCACCGCGACCGTCGACTGGACCACGGCCTGGCTGACGATCGAGAGCGGCTGCGCCCGCACCTGGAGCCCCTGGGTCGGCGTGGCGGCCGGGCCGGTGACCGTGCAGCCGGCGGCTCCTGCCGTCACGGTCAGGATCGCCAGGAAGCCGCTGGTGTACGTCATGCTGACGGTGACGGAGCCGGCCGTGACCTGGTAGTCGGTCGTGACCACCGGAGAGACGGCGTTCTGGAACGGATCCTGGGGCCGCGCGAAGAGCGTGCGCGTCTGGTTGGCCGAGAGCACGATGTCGCCGCCGGCCGACCAGACCGGCTGCAACGTCCCGAGCGCGCGGCGGTTGGTGGAGTACGTCGCCCTGGCATAGAGCGAGCGCCAGCCCGGCTCGTACGCCAGGTCGGTGAACGTCAGCGAGACCGGCTGGCCGCGATACGGGCGGTCGGCCCGGTACAGCCGCGCCGCCCTGTACGGCACGCCGATCGCCTGGCGGCTGTCGTAGAACGCGGCCTGCGACTGGACGCTCCGGACGGCGACGGCGCGGTAGTTCCGGTTCTCGAAGTGGAGCACCCCGGCCGCGTCCTCGTAGAGCGCGGCTCCGGCGCCCTCGGCGGCCACCACCTCCAGCAGCGCGTCCCAGCAGCTCTTCTCGTCGGCCCACCACCACAGGAGCGTGGTGTCGCCGGTGGCGATGTTCCGCCTGTCCGACGGCCAGCCGGCCGCGTCGAGCAGCATCACCACGACGGACGCGGTGTTGATCGACTGCTGGAGCGGCACGCTGACGGCCCGCCCGACCAGGGTCGACGAGGCCCCGAGCGTCGAGACGGCCAATCGCTGCTGCCCGAGCTGCGTCGTCTGGCGGGTCTCGTCGATCCGCGAGGTGGCGAACGCCCAGACCGCGACGCCGCGATAGGCGAGCTGCGCCCGGTACAGGCCCGGCGAGCGATAGAGGCGCACAGCTCCCCAGCGGGCCTGGACCTGGACCGGGACGCCCGGCTTGATCCGCTGGTAGACCGGGCTGGCCGGGTTCTCGTGGCTGTACCTGGCCGTGTCGTTCCGCAGCTCGAAGCTGGCGGCCGGCACCTTCGGCGGGTTCAGCGCCCTGGCGCCGTCGCGGCCGGCGTCGATCTCGACCCCGGGGTCGGCCGCCGTGTCGCGCGTGACGTCCGAGGCCGGGTCGGCAAAGGCGCCGTCGCCGACCCAGTCGATCAGGACGCGGGGATTGACGACGGGGACCGGGCTGCTCACGAGATGCTCGCCATTGAGCGCGCGCCGGCGCCGGCGATGCGGCCGCGCCTGATCGCGACGTCGTAGCCCTCGATCCACAGCTCCTCGATCGTGCGCCCGCCGATCACGACCGGGACGTGCACCACGTCGGGCGTCCGGGTCGGGCCCATGGCGCTCGATGGCACGACGTACTCCGGGCCGCGCTCGCCGAGCCAGGCCACCTCGGGGCCGTGCAGCCCGGCCCAGCCGCCCGAGGCGTAGCCGCCGCGCTCGGCCCAGTGCTCGATGATCCAGTTCAGGCTGCGCCCGTTGCTGATGTACGTGTCCTGGATGTAGTTGATCGCCGCGACGGCGTTCGCGACCGGGTTGTAGATGTCGTCCGGCAGGCTCTTGTCGCGGTACGCCTCGAACGTGCCAGGCATCGTCTGCATGAGCCCGCGCGCGCTGCCGTTGTGGGGCGGGTCGGCCTGGCCGCTCGACTCGTGCATCGCGAGCCAGCGCAGGCCGGAGAGCCAGTCGTTGCCGACGCCGGTGACCGCGATGGCCGCCTTCAGCCAGTCGTCGACGTCGCCCGGCACATCGCCGCCGGCCCCACCCGAGAACGAGCCGACCAGGCTCGTCGCCATGTCGGTGGCGGCTTTCAGCAGGTCGCTCTTGCGCCGCCCCAGGCCGGCGATCAGCCCGTCGACGACCTGCGAGCCGATCTCGGCGAACACCGTCGACGGCGACTGGATCCCGAGTGCCGTCCTGACCCACTCCGGCAGCGCCGAGGTCAGGTGCTCCTCGATCCACGACTTCAAGCCGGCGATGCCGTCGTCGATGCCCTGCCGGATGCCGTCGAGCAGGGCCTGCCCGAGCGCCTTGGCCGAGGTCACGAGTGCCGTGACGTGGTCGGTCACCCAGCCGGTGACGGTGTCGAGCAGCGCCTTCAGCTTCGACTGGAGGTTGTTCGGGTTGTCCTCGGCGATCGGCCAGCTCACCCAGTCGACGAACGCGGTGCCCCAGTCTTTCAGCTTCGTGGCGATCGCCGGCAGCGCGTCGGTCGTGATCCAGGTCGTCAGCGACGTCAGCAGCTTCGCGAGCTCGGCCAGCAACAGCGGGATCTGGGGCGCGACCCAGGCGATGAACGCCGCCGCCCACTTCGCGAGCTGCTCGACGATCGCCGGCAGCGCGGTCGTCCCGATCCAGACCACCAGCTCGCCGAGCAGCTTCGCCAGCTCGGCTATGAGCAGCGGGATGCGCGGGGCGACCCACTCCACGACCGCCACGCCCCAGGTCGCCAGCTTCTCGACGATCGCCGGCAGCGCGGTGGTCGCGGTCCACTCCACGAGCGCGACCAGCAGCTTGCCGAGCTCGACCAGCAGCGGCGGGATCTTCGGCGCGACCCACTCGACGAAGGCGACCGCCCACGCCCCGAGCGCGTCGAGCAGCGTGCCGAGGTTCGTGCCGATCCACTCGACCATCGTCGAGAGCAGCTCGCCGAGCTGGGCCAGCAGGTCCGGGATGGCGGGGCCGACCCACTCGACGAACGCCGTGGCCCAGTCCAGCAGCTGCCCGGCGAGCGTCGTCGCCTCGTCGCCGATGAACTGGAGCACGTCGCCCGCCACGGTCGCCAGGTTGTCGAGCAGCTGTGGCCCGACGTCGATCGCCCACTGCGTGAACGCGTGCACCCAGGCCAGCAATTGGTCGCCGATCGGGGCGGCGTTCGACGAGATCCAGGCCGTGATGCTCGAGATCAGCGACGAGAGCAGCCCGAGCACCTGCGGCGTCGCGTCGGCCAGCCACTGCGTGAAGGCGAGCGCCCATTTGCCGAGAGATGCCGCGAACGCCGTCGCGGCGGCCGCCAATCTGGTCCCGATCGCGGCGACCAGCCCGCCGACGCCGTCGGTGGCGACCGCTTGCTGGAGGTCGTCGAACAGGCCGCCGAGAGCTGAGGCGATCGGCTTGCCGAGCACCGTCTCGACCATCCGCTCGATCGGGGCCGCGAACTGGCCGGCCGTCAGCCCGCCGATCGCGGCGCCGATGCCGGCCCCGAGCACGGCCCCGATCGCGGTGCCGACGATCGGGACGACCGAGCCCAGCGCCGCGCCGATCTCGGCGCCGACGTTGGCGCCGACCAGCGCGCCGGCGATCGTCGCGGCCGAGACCAGCGGATGGTCGGTGAGCCACGAGGTGAAGCCGTCGTGCAGGCTCTGCGCCAGCGACGCCCCGGCCTGCTTCGCCTTGTCGGCCGCCGCCGCCGCCGCCGCGTCCGGCGTGAACGTCCGATCGACGCCCGGGGTCGGCCGGTCGAGCGCTGCCTCCTTGGCGGCCTTCGCCGCCGACTTGATGGCGGCCTCCTGGTCGCGGAGCCCGGCCGCCGCGCCGGCGATCTCCTGCTTGTACTGCTGCATCTCCTGGCGCTGGTCCGAGATGACGGCCTTCTGGCGGTTGAGCGCGTCGAGCTGCTCCTGCAACGGCTTCAGGAGCGCGTCGCGCTCCGCCGCCAGCCGGTCGCGCTCGGCCTTCAACGGGTCGATCGCCATCTGCCGCTGGATCTGGTCGGCCTGCTCCTGGAGCGAGATGTCCTCCTTGTGGGCCTGCAGCTGCTGCTGCTGGGCCTTGATCCGCGCCAGCGCCTCCTTGTCGACCAGCCCGTTCATCTGCTGCTGGAGCTCGAGCTCTTGCTGCTTGGCCTGGGCGTCCTTGACGCGCCGGTCGTTCGCCTGCTGCCGGTCGGCCGCCTCGGCCGCTGCGATCTGCTTGCGGGTCGCCAGCTCGTCGAGCTGGGCCTTGATGCGGCTCTTGTCCTCCGGCGTCTTGGCCGTCTTCAGGCGGTCCCTGAGCTCCTTCTCCTGCTCGGCCGAGCGCTGGAGCTCGAGCTGCGCCTTGAGCCGGTCGCTCTCGGACCCGGCCGCCGCCTTCTGGGCGTCGGCCAGCGCCTCGGCGTTCTTGCGCTCGGACTCGCTCGCCTTCAAGGCGTCCAGTTTGGTCTGGATCTGCGCCCTGAGCTCCTGGTTGCCCATCGCCGCGATCTCGGCCTGGCGGAGCTGGATCTCTTCGAGCGACAGCTCCAGCTTCTCGCGCTCGCGCTGGGTGTCGTGCGCCGCCTGCAGGCCCTTGATCTGGTCGTCGATCGCCTTGATCTGGTCGTCGTACGACGACTTGATGTCGTCGGCGGCGAACTTGATGTCTCTGGAGGCGTGCTCGACGTCCTGCAGATCGGCCGTGAGATCCCGGATGCTGGCGTCGACGTCGCGGCCCGCGACCTTGAGCTGGCCGAGGTTGTCGGCGATCGCCTGAGCTACCGGCGTCGTGGCCTTGTCGGCGGCGTCGGCCGCGCCCTGGCCCCACGCCTCGATCGCGGCCGCCCCGCCCTTGTCGATCTCCGCGAGCGGCCCCTTCGGCGGCGGGCTCTGCCCGATCAGGAACGCCGCGATCGTGTCGGCGACCGTCTCGACGGCGGCGTTCAGGCTGCTGCCGGCGGCGGAGAGCATGCCCGAGGCGAACTGGTCGACGAGGTCAGCTCCCGCCCCGAACATCTCGTGGGCGAACGCCGAGAGCGCCTCGACGGCCGAGGACAGCGCATGTTGGATCCCGGTGGCGATCGTGGCGAATGCGCCCGAGAAGTCGCCCGAGGTGAACTGCTGGAACGCCGTCGCGACGACCTGCCCGAGCGGCGCGAGCTCGGTCCCGAGGTCGCGGACCGACTGGACGACCGCGTCGACGCCGAGCTTGGCGGCCTGCGTCCAGGCGGAGAACTGGTCGGACGCCATGAAGTCGGCGAGCGCGTTGGCGCCGGTCGTGACCAGGTCGTAGATCGAGCGGCCGATGTCGGCGAACGCCTGGGTGCCGATGTCCGAGATGTTCGAGAGCGCCCCCGCCAGCGTCTTCGAGGCGCCCTCCATCAGCCCGGCGTTCTCGTACATATCCCTGAACGCCTTGACGAAGACGTCCGACGAGATCTGGCCCTCGGACGTCATCTTCTGGAGCTGGGCGACGCTCTTGCCGGTCGCCTCCGAGAGGATGTTCCAGGCCGGGATGTTCGCCTCGGTCAGCTGGAGCATCTCCTCGCCGGAGACCTTCCCCTTCTGCTGCATCTGGCTCAAGGCCAGCGAGATGCGGTCGACCTCGGTCGTCGAGAGCTGGCCGGTCGCGGAGGCGGCGTTGCCGATCGCCTTGAGGGTCGGGATGATGTCGTTGGCGTTGGTGTTGGCGTTCTGGAGCCGGATCGCGAAGGTCGTCAGGTCCTTGAACTCGAACGGCGTGGTCGCCGCAAATCCCTTGAGCGTGGTCAGGAAGGCGTCGGCCGTCTGCTGGTTGCCCTGGAAGTAGCGGGTGAAGACGGCTCGCGACTGGTCGAGCTGCTGGTTGAAGTCGATCACGCTCGACTTGAGCGAGCCGAACGCGTCGCCGATCATCGAGACGCCGGCCGAGAGCGCGGTCATGCCGGCCCCGAGCCCGAGCCCCTGCTTGAAGGCGTCGCCGAAGCCCTGGACCTGGTTGGACGCCTCCGAGAGCGAGCGGGTCAGCGCCGACGTGTCGGCGTCGACGACGACGCTCAGTTCCGCGACGGTCTCGGGCATGGCTCAGCGCCCGCCGCTCATGCGCCGCCGCCGCGCCTCGCGCAGCTCGCGCTCCTGGTTGCCGAGCGTCTCGGCCCACCTCACGTCGGCGATCCAGCGCCGCCAGACCAGGGCGCCACGGGTGTGAGCGAGCCCGGCGAGCTGCCAGGGAGCGACGCCTGCCCATTTGGCGTCCCAGATGAGCTGGGCGTACTCGGGGCAGCGCCCTCCGACGCGGCCGGCGCCGGCGACCCAGCGTCGGAGGGATTCGCGTTTCCCGCCGAGAAGAAGTCGGCCATGATCGCCGACAGCACCGCGACCCGCAGCTTCGGCGGCAGGCTCCGGATCGCCTCGTCGCTGACCGTGAACGGCCGCCCCTCGAAGGTCAGCGACCAGCGCACGATCAGCCGCCCGAGCGGCTCGGTGGTCGCGCGCAGCAGCTCGACGCCCGACTTCTGGGCGAACTGCTCCAGCAATTCGAGGTCGTCCTCGGTCACCGCCTCCGGGCGGTAGCCGACCGTGAGACGGCCGCCGCGATAGTCGACGCCGACGTCGGCGACGCCGGCCTTCAGCTCGGCCAGGTCCATGCGGGCTCCCCTCTCAGATGGTCGCGACGTTCGTGTCGAGCGTGATCGCGATCGCGCCCCCGAAGCTCGGGTCGTCGAACAGCCCGAACGACCAGGTCAGCGTCGACAGCCCGTCCGCGTCGGCGCGAGACGGCGCGTCGACCACCTTGCAGGCCATGTCGATCCGCAGCCGGTGCGGGACCGGCGGCGGGCCGGCGTCGACCTGCGGCCCGGTCGCCTCGATCCTGACGTAGCGGGTGTCGCCGATCCGCATCGCCGCGACCGGCTCGCGGCCCTGGGTGTCGTTGCCGAGCTGGAGCGACGCCGTCGTGGTGCCCGGTTTCAAGGGCACGTGGCCCCCGAAGCTCGTGATCGTGCAGTCGAGCGGCCAGAACGGGCCGTTCAGTCCGCCGATCTCGAAGCCGGCCGCGAAGTCGCGGGTCATCCTGGTCGTGCCCATCGCCGCGAACGTCGGGTCGACGTAGACGCAGACCTGCTTGGGCAGGATCGGCACCAGCGGCGGGATGGTGAGGCCGCTGGCTCCCACCGTCGCGGTGTAGTCGAGCGCCCGGCCGAACAGGTCGCCGGAGATGGTCGGCTGCGCCGTCGCCGAGAACGACATCCCCACGCCCGTGAGCAGGCCGTAGGCCGCCGACTCGGCCGTGTTGCCCGCGACGCCCCGGCGGATCGTCCAGGTCCGGGGCGTCCACGGCACCGATGACGACGGCTTCCAGAACCACCTCCGCATCGTCGTCGCGCCCGACGGCGTGGTGACGGTGGCGGCGCCGAACACGTTCGAGAAGACCCACGCCAGTTCGGGATAGCTCGGGTAGCCCGAGAGCGATCCCGTCGCGTACTCCTGGCGAGGCGCGCTGATGGTGTCGAACAGGTCGCCGGAGGGCGCGATCCGGTCGAACTGGATGGCGGTGTCGAGGTCCATCGCCAGCGACTGGAGCTTCATCGACGACGGGACCTGCGTCCCGGGCACGCTCTCGACGCCGATCTCGATGATCTCCAGGACGGACGCACGATCGGGCATGGTGGCACCCCCTCGGTCACGGCGTCGGATGCGCCGACGTCTGATAGGTCGCGATGATCTGGCGGTACGACACCCCGCCGTCGTCGGCCGGCGAGCGCCGCAGGTCGATGCGGCCCAGCCGGTAGCTGTACGTCTCGCCGGCCGTGCCGGCGGCTCCCGCCAGCACGACGTCGACGCGGCGCGCGATCGGCACGATCGTCGAGTACGACGTGCCCGAGCCGATGACGCGGACGTCGACCTGGACGGAGCTGAGGACGTGGGTGCCGTCGAGCGTGAGCGTGTCGGGCGCCGCGACCAGCACGACGGTCGCGGCCGGCAGGGATGCCGCCTGCGGCACCTGGTCCTGGTAGATCCGGCCGGGCGTGGTCGGCGTGCCGCCGAGCAGCGTGTTGACGCCGCCGGCGCCGCTGTCGGCCACCAGCAGGTCCCAGACCAGCGCGCACACG